TAGGTTCTGTTGTAGGAATATCTGCTAGAACATTACAAAGACGATATGCCGATTTAGTAGAGGAAAATAAAAACATAGGAAAAGCCAGTTTAAGAAAACGAATGTGGAAATGTGCTTTAAATGGTAATCCTAATATGATGGTCTGGCTTTCTAAAAATGCGTTAGGTATGAAAGACCGAACTGTTACTGAAAATGTTAATGAACCTTTACCTTTAATTATTGATGGTAAAGCAGAAGATGTCTAAAGCACTATTTGGAGTAAATAATTATGTTAAGAGAACGCACAGAAAAAGAAAAGGTAGAATCTCAAAACGACCTAATAAAAAACACAAAAAATTTAAAAAATACAGAGGACAGGGTAGATAACTTTGTTGGTACGAACTGGCATTTAAAGTTTAAACTCGAAATAGAAGAACTTAAAAAGAAGTTAGAAAAAGTAACAATAGAACGAAACATAGCATTAAGAAAATTAAAGAAATTAAAGGTTAAAAATGGATAACAAGAACGATTTAGCTTTGTCAATGAGTCAATCTTTGGCTAATAAGTTTGAACGACTTTATAATGAAGAAAAAAAGAAACGTCAAGAAGCAGAGGGAGAAACTACCATTGTTAAGGGTATTGGTATGAACTCTCCTGAAATGAAAGCATTAAGAAAAGAATTGCAAGAAGTTAAAGAAGATAATAAAAAGCTATCATTACAAATTAACGATATGATTGCTAAATTAAGAGATGCACAATTTTAATGAAAAGACCTAATTTTTATCCTAATGGGGAAATAATACATTACACACTTCCCAACACTTATGAGATAAGTAAAAATAAACAAAGCTGTGGAAATTGTGCGATGTACAGTAATAGACGCAGCTATTGTGGTGTTTGGAAAGCTATGGGAGTCAAAGATACTTACTCTTGTCATAGATGGCGATTACGATATTTTCAGAGATGAAGTTCCTAGTTATTCTTATTCTAGCTGCTGAACCTATTATATTACCTTTTAATAATGCACTTACTTGTTCTCAACAAGGAGATATGTGGCTTGATATAAACTCTACCTATTACGACTCTAAAAATAATGATCCTAAACTACAAGGCAACTATAATACAAATGGAGAATTGGTTTTTGGATATTATTGTGATAAAGAGTAGATTATGCAAATTATTATAGCACTATTATTAATGAGTAATGTGGAAAGTAATCTTTCTTTAGATTCAATGGATCAATATAAATCTGCTAAAAAGGTTATTAAAGTTGTGAGATTCATTAATGGTATTAAATAGATTTATAAATTACACTATTCGTAGCTTTGAAAATATCTTTGCACCCAGATGCAAATGTAAAAGAAATAAACCAAAACCTATATCTAGCAAAGAATGGATTAAAGGATATAAGAAATGGAAAAAGAAATGAGAGTATCAGACAACACAGCGATAAGTATGCCGATGAGAAACTTGCTTTCAATTTTGGCAGCGGTTGCAGTAGGTGTATGGGCATATTTTGGGGTTATTGAACGCATCAACTCAATAGAGAATGATAATGTTTTAATGAAAAAAGATTTAGACCAAGCAGTTGAGTTTTCTATTAAATGGCCAAGAGGAGAATTAGGTTCACTTCCAGCAGATAGCGAACAATTTTTATTAATTGAATCTCTACTAGGTGACGTGGAGTACATCCAACTAGAAATTAAAGAATCCAGACATAACGCAGTAAATATAGATAGACTACAAAAAGATGTAGATAAAATTTTAGAAGCAATTGATTTACTTAAAGATAAAGTAAGAAGTAATGGTAATACACATGACTGAAATAGTGATAGCTTTATTAATGATAGTAAATGGCGAGATTAAAGAACATAGAATACAGACTTCAATGAGTGATTGTCTTAAAGGAAAAAGGATTGCTATGAGAGTATATAATAAAAATGTGCAATATCAATGTATTAAATCTGAAGCAGAAACAGAAATTTATATGGGCGAAAAATCAATCAAAAAATTAATATTAGAATAATGGATTTAAAAGATAAAATAGTAGGGTTAGCTTTAGTAGCATTAATTTCTTTAGTTGGTTGGAATTTAAAAACAACTTGGGAAATGAAAGAACAGGTTTTTAAACTCCAACAAGGGCAAATTATTGTATCGGAACAGATAAAGAGGAATACAAATTTTGTTAAACGAAACATTAAAAAGCAAAACAAGAAAAACAAGAAAAAGAAGAAAAAGAATAACGAATAAAATTTTATGGTAATACAAGATGAAATACAGAATATTAAAACTTCTCAACAGAAGAAAGAGGGCAAGACGACAAATGGAGAGAACGGAACTATGGGTTAAATACCTTATTGTATTATTATGGGTTTGTTTATTTCTAGCCATAAGTGGCTGTGAAAATACCAGACACTCCATAGGAGTTACTGGAAAGCCATTAGCAACCGATGGTAAATTTGAAGAGTCTGTAAAGTTCAATTATAAGATTATTTTTGGTAAGGTACGTTCTAAAAAAGTAGAAGATGATGATGATTAAGTATGTCCTTGTCTTTCAAATATGTTCAGTTATTAATGGTCAATGTCTAACACCATTATCGGATCATAAAAAAGTAGATTCTTGGATTGGATGTGTTAAAAAAGGTCAAGAGGTAACGATGAAGATTATTGAAACTGATCCTATTCGCTTTGAAAACCTCAAATTAATTGTTAAGTATTGGTGTAATGAAGATAACTCTAACAAAAGCCCAGCATCAGGTAAGTCAATCGAAAAAGAGGTTTAGAGTTTTAATATCAGGCAGAAGATTTGGTAAGACTTTTCTTTGTATTACAGAGATGATGAAGTATGCTACTAAACCCAATCAAAATATTTGGTATATAGCACCCACCTTTAAAATGGCTAAAGAGATATGTTGGTCAAAGCTTAAAGAAGTATTAAACGAATTTAATTGGATTGAAGATATTAACGAAACCACCCTTACCATAAGAATCAAAAAATCAAATAGTCTTATTACTTTAAAAGGTTGTGAGAACTATGACAATTTAAGAGGTAGTGGTTTGAACTTTTTAATATTAGATGAGTTTGCTGATATAGATAAGAAAACTTGGTTTGAAGTATTAAGAGCATCAGTTTCAGATACATTAGGAAATGTTTTAATGTGTGGAACACCCAGAGGTTATGGTAATTGGTCTTATGAGATGTATCTTAAAGGCAAACAAGATAATGAATGGGATAGCTTTCAATTTACCACACTACAAGGGGGTATGGTTGCTAAAACAGAATTAGAACAAGCCAAATTAGATTTAGATATAAGAACTTTTAGACAAGAGTTTGAGGGAACATTTGAGAACTATGCTGGAAGTGTTTATTATAATTTCCACCCTGTTGAAAGTGTTGTTAAAAAAGAAATAGATTGGACAAAACCTTTACATATTGGGATTGATTTTAATGTCGATCCAATGTCAGCTTCTGTTGCACAAATAGAAAAAGATAAGGTGTATTTTCTTGATGAAATTGTGATTTATGGAAGTAATACAGATGAATTAGTACAGGAAATTAAAGATAGATATGGAACTAAAATTCAAATCATTTGTTATCCTGATCCAGCAGCAAGACAACGTAAAACAAGTGCTGGTGGTCGAACTGATTTAAGTATTTTACAAAATGCTGGATTTAAAGTTAAAGTTAAACATAGACACCCAGCAATAAGAGATCGTGTTAATGCTGTGAACTCTAAACTCAAAGACTCCAATGGAGTTAGACACATTTTTGTTTCACATTTGTGCATAATTATAGTAAAAGGATTGACAAGACAGATTTATAAGGAGAATACAAATATTCCTGATAAGGAGAGTGGTTTCGATCATATGAATGACAGCATCGGATATATGATTGATTATATAAAACCATTAACCACACAGGCACATTTGACTACTCCTCAAAGATGGAATATTAAAGAAAAGAAATATGGCATACACCAGAGAACAAGCACTCGATACACATAAGGATTATAAAGAAACAGTTAATAACTGGGAATATTATATACGTTCTTATAATGGTGGTTATGACTATATGCTTGGCCAATATCTAAATAGATATAATTTAGAACTTGACAACGAGTTTAATCAAAGACTTGCAAACACTCCTTGCGACAATCATTGTAAAAATATTATTCAAATCTATTCTTCATTTCTTTTTAGAGTTAAAGCTTCAAGAAATTTTGGAGATATGGCAAATGAATCTAGTTTAGAATCATTTTTAAAAGATGCTGATTTAGATGGTAATAATTTAAACACAGTAATGCGACAAGCACAAAACTATGCTTCTATTTATGGACATTGTTTTATGATTCTTGATAAACCTAAAGTGCAAACGAACACCAAAGCTGACGAACTACAACAAGATATTAGACCTTATCTTTCTACTGTAACTCCTGAAAATGTTTTAGATTGGAATTATGTAAGAGAAATTAATGGTAGATATTCACTTAACTATTTAAAAGTGAGAGAAGAAGTAGATCGAGATGGTGGTACTTATTTTAGATGTTGGCATTTAGATCGTGTTGATACGATTTATTTACCAGCTGGTGGTACTGAACCAACTATAATAGATACTGCCACTAACCAGATTGGCAAAATACCAGCAGTTATTTTATACAATTCCAAATCGCACAAACGTGGAATTGGTCAATCTGACTTAACTGATATTTCTGATTTACAAAAATCTATTTACAATGAGTTTAGTGAAATAGAACAATTAATAAGATTAACGAACCACCCATCATTAGTTAAAACACCAAGTGTTAATGCAAGTGCTGGTGCTGGTGCTATCATAGAAATGCCTGATGAAATTGAACCTAATTTAAAACCTTATTTATTACAACCATCAGGATCAAGCTTACAATCCATAATGGACTCAATCACTAAAAAGGTTGAAGCTATAAATAGAATTTCACATACTGGTGCAATCCAAACAACTAAAACACAAGTATCATCTGGCATAGCATTACAAACAGAATTTGAATTACTTAATGCTAGACTATCTGAAAAAGCAGACAATCTACAATTAGCAGAAGAACAACTATTTAAACTTTATGCTATTTATCAAAACACTAAATTTGATGGAGAAATTAATTACCCAGATACATTTAACATAAGAGATTTTGCTACTGACTTACAATTCTACCAACAAGCCAAAGCCATTAATGTTAAATCTCCAACTCTACTTAAAGAAATAGATAAAGAAATTGCAAGAACAGTAGTAGATGATGATGAAAAATTAAATATTATCTTTGATGAAATAGATACGAAACCAGAAGTGGGCGAATTTACCCAAGATGAAGTAGAACAAGAATCGGTAGATGAAGAAGCCATTGAAGAATAATATGTATGGCAGATATTTTAGAAACCTCAACAAAATATCGCATTAGGCAAATTGAGATTGCTGAAGCTGAATATTACCAACAACTTACAAAAGTTTTAGATAAGATAGAAGATGATATAGCTTCTCTTGCTAATAAAATACTTCCTACTACTAATGGAAAACTAATTGATCTTCAAGCAGCTATCGCAATAAGACCACAAATCAAATCAATATTAGAAAAGAATTATTTATCTTGGTCGGATAGAGTTGTTAGAAAAGGATTTGGAGAACAATCTAAAAGAGTTGAACGAGCATTTAAAACGATTGGTCTTATTCCACCTGAATTTCAAGAACTTACAAAAGGAGATTTAGCTTTAGTTAAAAATCTTAAACAACAATATTTTACTCAATTCAAAGACATCTCTAATACTTTTACAAGAACTTTATCAGAAAAAGTTTATCAGAATACTTTATTAGGTTCTGAATTTACTGTTTTAGAAAAAGAGTTAAGACAATCCATCAATGGAATCTACTCTAGTTCCAACGATCCTCGAATGAATAGGTTAGTTGATTACATTAAAAGAAATAAGAACGATTTAAGTAAAGCAACATTAGTAGATAAAGCAGTTAAAACATTACAAACAAAATTTGGTTCTGATCGTGCTGGTAATAATATGAAACGATATGCTGGACAACTATTAAACGATTCATTAAGAGATTTTGATGCAACACTAAACTTTAATAAAGCTAAAGATGCTGGTTTAACTTATGTCAAATACTATGGAGATATAATACCCACAACCAGATCATTATGTAGAAATATGATTAATGGAGTTTATGATAGAAGTGGAAAAGGTATTTATACTATTGCTGATATAACGAGAATATGGAATAGCAATTCGTGGAGTGGTAAGAAATCAGGCACTCCAATGATTAATAGAGGTGGTTATAATTGCAGACACCAATTCTCTTATGTTAATCCTGATTGGTACGAAGAAGATGGAGAAGAATCAAGTATATTAAAAAAAGCAACACCTATTATTAAAAAAGAATCTAAAGTAAATGTAAGTAGTTATTTAAACCCAATTACATTAGCTAGTATAAGAACAGTACCTAAAAAAGTATCACAAGCTAGAATTAGCAAAAGTATAAAAGAGGGTTCAGAAGATATTAGATACCCAAGAAATCCTAATGGAACAGTAAAATATAGATATTCAGGATCACAATATATAGGTAAGGTTAATCTTCGAAATTTATCAGATGAAATGGCAACAAAAGTATCAGTAATATTAGATGAATTAAATGATCTTGCGGCAAAATATAACATACCCAGATTAAGAGGCATATATTCAAATCGTCAAGGAAATAATATTATGGCTATGGGAGATGGAGTTTTAAAAATCAATCCTGACAAATTAAATTTTGTAGAAAGGCAAACGAAATTTTTAGCTTTTATGAATAAAAAACATAATACAAATATTAGTATGAAAACTTATAAAGAATGGAAATATGGAGATAAGACTATTCTATGGAAAGAAAAAAAAGTAGTATATGACAGACCTTTTAGTGCAGATCATTATTTAGATGGAGATTTAGATAAATTAAGAAACACTATGTATCACGAATTTGGACATCATGTTCATCAAATGAAATATGTAACAAAAGACACATATCAATATGGTGGTGGGTATATATCAAAGGTTGAAAAGGATTTGAGGAGTTTAACAATCAAATTTCCTGTAAAAAGTCCATCTAATTATGCAAAAGTAAATGATAAAGAATGGTTTGCGGAGAATTTTTCATTATATTCAATGGGAAAAAGAAAAGACTTAATTGATCCAAAATTTATTGAATTAATAGAGGGGTTACAAAAATGACATTATTAGAAGAAGCTAACGACATATTGCAAAAAAAGGCATTATCAGTTAAAGACTACAATAGGTTTGTTGAAATTGGAAAACAATTAAAGAAACTGGATGATGAGTTCGAATACTCTTGGTTAGCAGAGGGATTTTATTTAAGATTGCCTGAAATTGCTGTCAAAGAGGGAAATTATAACTTCATTAAAAATGAAGAGTTCTAATCATCAATACATTAACAATTAATAGGAGTCTTATGACGCAAGAAACAAAGGTAGTTCAACCGATAACTGAACCAACATCAACAGAAGAAACAAAAACAGAAGTCACTAAAGAAAAAGAAATGACTTTTAGTCAAGCACAACTTGATAATATTATTAAATCAAGATTAGATGCTGAAAGCAAAAAACACCAAAGACAACTTGATGAAGTCAAAAAGCAAGATGAAGAAGCTTTACAAAATAAGCAAGTTCAAGAAGCTAAATCAAAAGCTGAACTTGAAAAGCTTATGCAACAAAGAATACTAGAAAAAGATACAGAAATTAGTAAGTTCAAAAGTGAAATTAAAAAAGAACGTATTGATAATTCTGTATTATCTGTTGCATCTCAACATAAAGCTGTTAGCCCAGCACAAGTCGTTTCTTTACTTAAAGATGAGATTAAATTAAATGACGAAAATCGTGTTGAAATACTTGATAAAAATAATAATATTCGATATAACGAAAAAGGAAACCTTTTAACGATTGAAGAAAGAGTTAAAGAGTTTTTAGATACGAACCCACATTTCCGTCAAGGGTCTTTGTCTGGTACAGGAAGCCAGAGTGCTATCGAGGGTAAAACTGTAAAACCTTTCAATATTCAGGACTTAAATATGAGTAATGCTGATGATCGTAAAAAATATGCAGAGTATCGCAAAGAACGAGATTCAAAACCTACTCAAATTAACTTAAACAATAAATAATATAGGAAAAACAAACAATGG